GGTGGTCATTGTTTCCCCAAGGATATGAGTGCGTTAAATGAGATGGGTAAAGCTTGTTATGCGAACACAGATCTGTTACAATACATTATAGACTTAAACACTGATATACGTGATTACGGGTATCCTTATGAGTAACAAACCTTTTGACTACATTACTGCGATCAATTACAGCAAGAAAGACCTGATCGTTAGTAAAGAAACTGAGGCAGAATATCTGCCTTACATAACCAATGGCACTTTGTCATACTTCGCGGATACTGTTCAGGCAGCCAATGTCATGAATCAGTATTCAATTCTCGACAATAAGCTTCAATTCGACTTTTTACTAAATATAATTAGAAAAAGAAAACGGTTCTCCAAATGGAACAAACCGTCTGAAATTGAAGACTTGGATGCGGTAAAGGAATATTATGGATATAGCAATGCTAAAGCAAAGTCCATCTTGGATCTATTATCACCTCCTCAACTAAAAGAGATAAAAGCGAGGATATATAAAGGTGGAAGAAACTAAGCCATGGACACCGGACGACATGTTAGAGATCGTCCTAAATGAACCAGATGATTTTTTGAAGGTACGCGAGACACTCACCCGCATAGGCGTAGCGAGTCGACGTGAAAAGAAGTTGTACCAGTCTTGTCATATTCTACACAAACAGGGTCGGTACTTCATAGTACACTTCAAAGAGTTATTTTTACTTGACGGTAAGAAATCTAATCTAGAGTTGTCAGATCTCCAAAGACGTAATAGTATCACAACGTTATTGGCAGATTGGGGATTAGTTCAGATCGTTGACCCTAACCAAGCCGCAGACTGTGCACCACTCCGACAAATCAAGATCATTGGTTTCAAGGAAAAAGACGAATGGAGTTTGTGTCCCAAATATAATATTGGTACTAGATGAGTCAAACCCTTCCCACTAGGGAACAGATAACAAATCGTACACCGACATTTGGTTGGTTTGCAGATGCAGATCTCTGGAACTGGGATAGTGCGTTGAGGTTTCTTGACACACATCCCACAGAGATTATTGATCATCACAAAGATAAGATGCGGTTTTTCTTGAAGAACTCTCACAAGAGACCATCTTCTCCAACGTTTTCAAAAGAAACTGTGAAGAGGATGGAAGAGATGTTCTACAAGAACCCGATCACAAATATCTGTTTCTTTGGGTTCGGTAGAGACTGTGACAGTTATCCTTGGCACAAAGACAAGATGGATGTGTTCCTTGTTCAAGTGTTAGGGGAGATAAAGATTCGTGTAGAGAATACGAATTATGAAGATGAACCTCGATCATTTGTGCCAGGCGATTGTGTCTGGATACCTAGAGGAACTCATCACCAGATCATCACTGAGAACTCAAGGGTCACGTTCTCGTTTGGTGTTGAACAACAACCCGACCCATCAACTTATGTTAAGGATATATTATGAGAACAGATGTACCAAGTGTTTCCCTTATGACCCGTGTTCCAGACTCAACAGCAGTCTGTCCTATCAACGGAGTAAGTCACAAGTGGGAGAACGTCACAACAGAGTCATTATTTAAAGGCAAGAAAACAGTTCTTTTCTCTCTGCCTCGCGCATTTACTCCAACGTGTTCGACCTATCAATTGCCTGGCTTTGAGGAGTTGTATCCCCAATTCCGAGCTGCGGGTGTTGATGAAATCTACTGTATGTCAGTAAACGATTCATTCGTGATGAACGCATGGGCAAAGGATCAGGGTCTAGAAAACGTTAAGGTTCTACCTGACGGATCTGCACAGTTCACTCGCCAAATGGGAATGCTCGTAAATAAAGACAATATCGGATTCGGTCAAAGATCGTGGCGATATGCAGTACTGATAAATGATATGGAAGTTGTCCAGTCATGGGTAGAACCCGGCTATCAGGATAATGCAAGCGACGATCCCTATGGAGAAACCGATCCTAAAAACATATTGGATACTATGGTACCGTGGTAATACTGTAAAAAAAATGTAACATTACTTGCTTTTACAGTAAAAATATGTTATAAATACACTCGTGATGCGGAATGGTTCCGGTCACACTAACAACACCTCGCTTTAATAAAAGGAGAAACCGTTATGGTAACTAAAGCATTTACTTTCCCACGTTCGCACTTTATTGGATTTGACCACGTATGGTCGGAAATAGAGAAACTTTCAGATGTAGCCAATGGCTCAAATGGAAAACTCTATCCTCCGCACAATGTCGTTCGTCATTCTGAAGATGAGTTTAGTGTTGAACTCGCTTTGGCGGGATATAAAAAAGAAGATCTGACCGTATCTTTTTGTTGTAGCCCAAGGTCGTGAGACCGTCGATGAAAGCGATAATAATCGTGAGTATATCCACAAGGGAATATCAACGAAGAAGTTCCAAAGAACCTTTAGATTGTCAGAACATGTTGTTGTAGATGGAGCTGACTTTTTGGATGGACTACTAGTCATTAAACTGAAAGTAGAACTTCCGGAAGAGAAGCGTCCCCGTAACATCCAAATAGGATAACTCGGAGGAGTATCATGAGGAAAAGTCTAATCTTGGTTGGACTAACTTTCCTCTCTTCATTTGCGACTGCTAGCGACATTGAAGAACTGACAGTAACTGCAAGACGTTTGTCTTCGGATCTACTGCATGTTTCTCAACTTGAGTTACAAAGGGAGTTCGATCAAGAACTTCGTGAGTTACTCAGTGTCGTTCATAAGCCCATGCTGCCTGAAGTTGATTACAAAATCAATTTTGAGATAAAACAGTTCTGGGTCGAAAAAACAGACGATCATGATGATGAGAAAAGTGAAAAGACCAGTAGCTAAGTAGTATGGAGAGAGGGCATAAAAACCCTCTCTTTTTTATTGTCTAGATATAACAAGTGAATTGAAAAGGTGATCTTATGAAATACGTTATTTTAGGAACTCCAGCTTGTGGGTATTGTAAACAGGCAAAACAACTCTGTACCGATAAACAACTCCATTATGAATATCTCTGTTTGACGCAGGTTGCCCCTGCGGAACAAGATCGTCTTATGGAAGTCGCGGGTCAAGAGTTTCGGACGGTTCCGCAGATCTTTACCGTAGAAGAAGACCAGTGGAATTATATTGGTGGTTATACTGAATTGAGGGAGTTGTTATGAAAGCAGGGAAATTGTGGGGACAAACAGAACTAGTCGCAGCAAACGGTGTACTAGAGTTCCATAGAATAGAGTTTAAGAAAGGTTTCAAGTGTTCGGAACATCTACACGAATATAAGTGGAATGGATTCTTCTGTGAGTCCGGCGAGATGATAGTACGGGTCTGGCAAGATGGAGACCAAGACGGTCTGGTCGATGAAACAGTTCTAAAGGCAGGTGAGTATACTCAGGTAAAGCCGGGTCAGATTCACCAGTTTGAAGGTACCAAAGATGGGGTTGCGTTCGAGTTGTATTGGGCAGAGTTCAACCATAATGACATTGTACGAAGAGTGGTGGGTTCTAAAGCATAATGCAAGGTATAGCACGCGGCATCATGAATGTCGACTTCGGTAATCCACTTGCAGTGAAGTACATGCAGGTGGCTTTAGAATCCTTTCAACGTGTGTCAGACATCTTTGAGGTGACGGTGGTACAATGTATCACCCCTGACACATTACTGAAAGGGGTCAACAACGATCTCTCTGATAGATCCCCACAGGAACTTGCGGCGTTCCACTCTCACTATCGTGCAGCAAAACGCATGTCACGGGGTGAACGTATATGGATGTTGGAACATGATGCATACCTGAGACCAGAGTGTGAAGATACCTTTCGCATGATCATGTCTAAGTGGACATCCAAAGACTCTTCTCTACAATTGGGTATGGCAAACGAGTTCTGGACTACTACACCTAAGATCGCGGACATGTACTGTAAGGAGTTTGAAAAAGGATACACACGTGGCCCGATGCAGTTGTTGCATGTTGTGACCGATAAGTATTGTCGTTCTAAAAACAATACCCACCCCAACACTTACTGGCCTGCAAACCGATTCAAGAATCCTG